TATCAAAGCCGTAGCGGCCTAATCGGAGACAGACATGGCAACAGGCATTGTTCTTGTATCAAACGCCAGCGCGACCGGAGCATATTATCCATGGCCGGGTGGCCGTGGTGAGTTTCGGGTGGAAGGCTCGTTCCCCGGCACCGTCAAGCTCGAGACGAAAGGCCCGAACGGCACCGCCCAGGATGTCGGCACGTTCACCACGCTAACAGCAGCCGGTGGCGGCATCTTCGAGCTAGGCGCTTGCGAGATTCGCTGTAACATCGCTACGGCGACAGCCGTCTACGCGGTCGCCCTTCGGATTCCATCGCCGTCGTTCTGATGAACACGGAAGGCACCGATCTGCTGCGGACAAGTCCGCGCACCTTCCGGCGTACTATGGTGCGGACGGTGGCCGAGCCGTCGCTGTATCTCGACTTCACGGCGTCCAACGCGCTCGACCCCCGCATCACCTTCTCTCGCGCCTCCACGGCGACGTTCTTCAACTCCTTGGGCGTGCTGTCTACGGCTGCTTCTGGCGCCCCCCGCTTTGACTACGACCCATCCACCCTCGCCCCGCGTGGGTTTTTGATTGAGGAGCAGCGGCAAAATTTATTGTTGCAAAGCAATTCGTTTGATACGAGTTGGACAAACACAAACAGCGCGGACGTAGCGGCTCAAGGCATTTCGCCTGATGGCACAAACACGGCATGGTCGTTAACCGATGATGCAGTAAATTCTAATCACAACATTTTTCAAAGCGTTGTATGGGCCGCTGCCGCCACGACATTTAGTATTTACGCAAAATTCGTTACTCACAGGTGGATTGGCGTAAGAATCGGAGCAAGTGGAAACCAGTTTTTTGGAAGTTGGGATTTGCAAAATGGCGTTGTAGGGTCAGCTACCGCAGGCGCAACGATTGGCATACAAGCCGTAGGTAATGGTTGGTACAGATTAACGCTAACTGCTTCACTAACAACCGCAGGAACGGCAAACTTAATTATTGCCATGAACAATGCAGATGCCACTTCTCTTACAAGTTATTCCGGCACCGGCACTACATTTCTAATTTACGGCGCACAACTCGAAGCCGGAGCCACCGCTACCAGCTACATCCCCACCACCACCACCGCCCTCACGCGCAATGCGGATGTAGCGAGCATGACGGGGACGAATTTCTCGTCGTGGTATAACCAGTCAGAAGGCACTTTATTGTGCGCGTATAACATTCCACAAACAAATGGGTCTGCTAACTGGCGGCTTTGGGAAATTGACGATTCTTCATCCGCATCTCAACGAATGAGATGCAATGGTTCTACTGCTTGGGTTTACGAATACGGAACGGATGGATCAGCGGGGCCGGGCAATGTTACGACCGGCGCACATAAAATTATTGGAGCATATAAGGTTAATGATTTGGCTGCGTGTTTGGACGGCGGCACAGTTGGTACTGATACAAACGTAACAAACATAAGCACGTTTAATCGGCTATCAATTGGTGGTTCAATTTTGACTGCAAACCGCTTTACTAATGGCACAATTAGTCGTTTGGCGTATTACCCAACTCGTTTGGCAAACGCCCAACTTCAGGCACTCACAGCATAGGAGAATGTTCATGCAAGCAATCCACAACGCAAGCGAAAGCAAGAAAGACCCGTTGACCAAAACAATTAGTTATTCGGAAGGCGCGTATCTTCGGATTACTGACGACTCAGCATTAGAATCCTACCTAAAGTCACTCACCACGCTAGAACTGTGGGCGTTTCTGGAAACGGCAGGCGTCATCAAGCGCGAATCGTTATAACGCTTGGCAGAATAACACCCAACTTCAGGCACTCACGGCATGACCGACTACTACCTCCGCACCACCGACGCCACAGCCCTCTACAACGCATTAGAGGCGGCGGGAATCGTGCGTGAAATTCCGCAGGACGAGCGGACATCCGAACACGCTTGGGCGGTAACGGACGCCCACAAGTACGCGCTGGATGTGATCGGCACGATCTACCGATCAACGGGCGAGGTGACGCTGGTGGATGGTGTAGAAACGCCGGTCATGGCAAAGGTTGACGGATTCCACGCTAATCTGCGTGTCATTAACATGAGCGATTTTGATGTTAATAAAATCGCTAAAATCTTACTTGAAACGCCGAATAATCCGGTGAGGGGATGGGCGTAATGGCAGATTCACGCGCAGCAGAAGTTCTCGAAGGCTATGACCGGCTAAAGGGTGCGCGTGGCACTTGGGAGCAGCATTGGCAGGAAGTGGCCGAGCGCGTCTGGCCCTCGATGGCCGAGATGACGGGCTGGCGCACGCCTGGCGAAAAGCGATCCGAGAAGATATTCGACTCCACGGCGCAGCGTGCTCTGCCTCGATTTTCTGCGGCGATGGATTCAATGCTGACGCCGGCCACGCAGATGTGGCACGGGTTGCATACCGGCATCCCCGATCTCGACGACAACGTAGCGGTGCAGCGTTGGTGCGATTCGATCCGCGACATCCTGTTCCGCCAGCGGTACGCGCCGACCGCTAACTTTGCGAGCCAGGCATTCGAGTGCTACATGAGCCTCGGAGCATTCGGCACCTCGGCGCTCTTCATCGACGAAATCCCCGGCGTGACGCTGCGATACCGCGCGATCGCGCTCTCTGAGTTAGTCATCGACCTTGACCATGTGGGCCGAGTCGATACGGTGTACCGCTGCTTCCAGCTCACGGCGCGGCAGGCGATGCAGGTGCCGGGCTGGGAAGGCAAGCTCCCTCGAGGAATCAAGTCCGCTGCCGCTTCCCGCGGCACCGATATGTTCGAGTTTGTGCATTGCGTGAAACCCAATGGCGACTACAAAGCAGGACGAGCTGGCCCCGAAGGGATGCGCTACCAATCGCGCTACGTCTCCCGCGAGGGCGATACCCTGCTCACCGACTCCGGCTATCGATCTATGCCGTATGCCGTGGGTCGCTATGTCACCGGGCCTCGGGAAATTTATGGGCGGTCGCCCGCGATGGAGGCTCTGGCCGACATCAAGTCTCTGCAAGAGATGGAAAAGACCATGCTCCGTATGGCGCACCGCATGGTCGATCCTCCGCTCATCCTTACGGAGGAGGGGGCGTTAAACGCCTTCTCCGTGCGCCCCAACGCGCTCAACTACGGGTATCTCCGCGAGGACGGTACTCCGCTGGTGCAGCCGTTGATGGCTGGCGGGAATCTGCCGATCGGCATCGAGATGTCCGACCAGAAGCGCAAGGCCGTGAACGATTCGTTCCTGGTCACGCTGTTCCAGATTCTTGTCGAGAACCCGCGGGTGATGACCGCGACCGAGGTGCTGCAACGGGCGCAGGAGAAGGGTGCTCTGCTTGGCCCGACGATGGGTCGCCAGCAGTCTGAGTTTCTGGGGCCGATCATCGAGCGCGAGCTTGATCTGCTCTCGGCCTCTGGTGCGTTGCCGCTCCCGCCTCCGCAGCTGATGGATTACATCGTCAACGGCGGTGAGGTGCTCCCGAAATACACCGGCCCGCTCGCAAGACTGATGCGCGCTGAAGAGGCCGCGGGAATCTTGCGCACCATTGAGGCGATCCTGCCGGTCGCGCAGGCGTCGGGCGATATGTCGGTGCTGCGTCGGATCAATGCCGACCAGGCCGTGAAGGTGATTGCCGAGGCCAACAATGTGCCGGCCAAGGCGATGCGCACGGACGAGGAGCTCGAGGCGATGGACGCCGCAGCGCAGGAGGCCGCGCAGATGCAGCAGCTTCTGGCCGCAGCGCCGCTCGCAGGGCAGGCCGCTGAGAGATTCGCCAAGGCCGAGCAGATCGCTGCGTCGGCACCGCGGCGTGCAGTACCAGGGATTTAAGTCATGGCAAACGATGCAGAGATTTTGGCAGTCCGGATAAATCTATTGCACGAGGACGTCGGCGAGATTAAGACGGCGCTCGGCAAGCTCTCCGATGCCATCACCAAGCTCGCCCTGGTGGAGCAAAGCCAGATCGCAACGGCAGATGCTTTAGAGCGCGCATTCCAAGCGATTGAGCGCGTGGAGCGTCGGCTGGAGAAGATCGAGGCTGCGGTGCCAGAGAATGCCGAGTCTGCCAAGTGGGTTGACCGTGGCGTAACGGCGCTGGTGTGCGCGGCCGCAGCAGTCATTGCCAAGGGTACAGGGCTGCTCTGATGGAAGTGTTTGAAATATTTACTCGGGCATGGCCGGTGATACTTGCCCTCATTACGCTAATTATTGTCTTGAGCAAGCTCGATCTACGGGTTGCCGTGATTGAAGAGAAAATAAAGACATTGTTTGATATTTTGAACGGGCAAAAAAAGTGAACGACGTTACCGATATCCAATTGCTAAAAGTGCAGATACAGGCCGAGTTACAGCGGCTTGAAGCGCAGTCGTCTGCCAAGGACGTAGCCGGTAAAGCCATTGGTAAAGACGGGCTGAAATACATCACAGCCATTGTGGTGATCGGTGTGTTGTCTAGCCTTGCGTTGGATAGCGACAAGATTGCTGCCGTGATGGGCCTTCTTGGTGCCTCGCTTACCGCTTTGATCTCTATGCTTGCCAGCATTGCAGGCACGGTGGAGAAGGAAGAACGGCCAGAGTTTGAAGTAATCAAGGAACTGATCGCCAAGCTGGACAAGCTAGACCGCAAGGAACAGCCCATGAGGGTGGACGTTGAGGGCGATCATGTGACGGTCACGAAAGGCGACGACGTAGTGAGGGCAAGCAAATGATGACAATGGTCAGCACGTTTCTGTCGTTTCTCGCAGGCGGTTTGCCCAAGATTCTTTCCATCTTCCAAGATCGCCAAGACAAGAAGCACGAACTGGCCCTCGTCTCTGCTCAAAAGGAGCGCGAGCTCGCTTTGGCTGAGAAAGGTTTTCTTGCCCAGGCGCGAGTTGAAGAGATCAAGCTCGAGCAGATTCAGACGCAGACCGAAGCGGAAGAACGCCAAGCGCTGTACCAGCACGACGTTGAGATCGGCAAGGGCGCAAGCCAATGGATGATTAACCTGCGTGCCTCGGTGCGCCCGGTTGTCACCTACATCTTTGTGCTCGAGCTGGTGGCGCTCAATGTGGCCGGCGTCTGGTACGCCTACACCACCGGCATCCCTTTCGCGATCGCGATGGAAAACGTATTTAGCGATGACGAAATGTTGATTCTTTCCTCAATCATCGCATTCTGGTTTGGCACGCAAGCGTTTAATAAAAAGTGAAGGTATCCGCGGCAGCGATCGAAATGATTAAACATCACGAGGGCGTAAGGACGCGCCCTTATCGGTGTCCGGCCCTGCTATGGACGGTCGGGGTCGGCCACGTTATCGATCCAGCTCATGCAACAACAAAGATCGATGAAAGGCGCAATCTACCGATACCCGCGGGCTGGGATCGCGTCCTCTCGATGGGAGAGGTGGACGCTATTCTTTCTCAAGACCTTGCGCGGTTTGAGCGCGGCGTGGCCCGACTTTGCCCTGCTGCTGTTGGTCATCAAGGCATTTTTGATGCTCTGGTTTCCTTCAGTTTCAATGTTGGCCTCGGTAATCTGCAACGCTCCGGGTTGCGGATGAAAACCAATCGAGGCGAACTTGAAGAGGCGTCCCAGGAGTTCCTTAAATGGATAAAAGCCGGAGGAAAAGTTCTTCCAGGACTGATAAAAAGAAGGCGCGACGAGATGCGCCTCTATCAGTCGTCCAGATCGACGACGGAGTTTGGTATCGCATAAAGGGCTACACGCATATCGAATGCTGCGACTGCGCTCTTGTTCACAAGGAAGAGATTCGCCTGGTCGACGGCCACCTCGAGTGGCGAGCAATGCGCGATGACGCACAAACCAACCGACGCCGCAAAGAACTCGGTATAAAGGTGATTCGTGCCAAAGAAGGTTAGCGATGAGGAATTCATAGACGCATGGGGTAGAATAGGCAATCCCTTGCAGATCGCTAGGTATCTCAACATTGAGCCGCGTAATGTCTTTTTTAGGCGCAGAAGGATTGAGGCGAAATATGGCATTGCATTGCCCGCCAAGAATCCGAAGTCCAAGGGGAGCCCACAGACGGTGAAAGGCAACCAAGCCTCGCAGGTGGCCGTTGAACGTGCGCGGAAATACGAAGTCGAGATGCAGGACACGATCGCCAGCGGCGTCGTGATGGTAGCGAGTGATTGCCACTACTGGCCCGGCATGGTATCGGCGGCGCACGAGGCGCTCTGCCGGCTCGCCAAAAAGCTCAAGCCTACGATGATGGTATTGAACGGCGATGTCTTGGATGGCGCTCGGATCAGCCGGCACGCCCGCATCATGTGGGAGAAACAACCGCTACTGAAGGACGAGATCGCCGCGGTGCAGGATCGCTGCGCAGAGATTGAGCGAGCTGCAAACGGCGCGAAACTGATCCGCACGATCGGCAACCATGACGCTCGATTTGAGACATACCTTTCGGGCCGTGTCTCGGAAACCGAGGAAATGACCGGCATGACGCTGCTCGACTACCTGCCTCGATGGCGGGCGGGCTGGGCGCTGCACCTCAATTCCGGCACCGACGGCTGGGCCACGATCCGTCACCGCCCCGTATCCGGCGGGATACACTCGGCCTATAACTCAACGCTACGCGCTGGTGTGCATTACATCCACGGCCATCTCCACAAGCTACAGGTCACTCCCTGGGCGGACTATCGCGGCCGTAGATACGGTGTAGATACCGGCACGCTCGCGGAACCCTACGGGCCGCAGTTCAACTACACCGAGGCCGGCCCGGTGAACTGGGCGAGCGGATTTGCGGTGCTGACGTTTAACAATGGCAGACTTCTGGAGCCCGAGCTCTGCGTGGTGCAGCGCGGCGAGGCATGGTTCAGAGGGGAGGCAATATGAAAATGTTCCTGCTGTGGTTTTTTGCGGTGCTGCAGGTGGCTGACGGCATGACCACGTTGCATATTCTGGCGCGCGGCGGCAAAGAGCTGAACCCGGCGATGCGTTGGATTTTCGAGCAGATCGGTACGCTGAATGGCGTATTTATGGTTAAGGCGCTGATCGTAATTGTGTTCTGGGTGTTTTACGACTACATCCCAATATGGGCATTTGCCGCCATGTGCGGACTATATGCCGCGGTTGTTTATCACAATGTCGACGAACTGCGAAAGTAATGGAAACACGCGATCAATGGCAGGCACCGGAGAAGTGCCGCACCTGCGTATGGTTCTGCCCGTGGAACGGCTGGGGCTACGGCTGCGCGCACGATACGGTGAACGGACTGCTCGAGGGCGTCGTCAAGTGTGGCGGCGCGCACCACAAGCAATGGGAACCGTGGGTTATCCCTAACATCAAGGATTTGTAATGCCATCCTTCGCCACGTTGGTTCGCTCTCGAGTGCGGCGGGTGCTGCACCGATCCCGCGCCTACAAGCGTCTCTTTATGACGCCGAACGGCATCAGCGAGGATGGGCAGATCGTGCTCGCGCATCTGAAGCGGTTTGCCAAGTACGGCAAGCCACCGATCGCGGCAGATAAGTCTGGGGCCACGGATATGTTCGAGGTGGGCCGAATGGTCGGTCGCCAAGAGACGGTGCAGATGATTGTCGAGGCGCTGCACCTGGAAGAGAGAACCTTGACTAATTTGCAAGAGGGATTCGACGATGAGTGACGAAGGGTCTGCAGTAGCAGGCAACCCGACTGCCCCGGCAGCGGCTCCTGCATGGTACGCGCCGGAGGGACTTGATGCGCAAACGTCAAGCCAGCTCGGCGAATTGGTAAAAACGAAAGGATGGAAGGGGCCGGCTGATGCGCTTCTGTCCTACCAGAACCTCGAGAAAGTGTTCGGCGCTGACAAGGCCGGTCGCACAATTCTCGCGCCCAAGTCCGATGACGATGCGGATGGTTGGAACACCATCTATAACCGCCTAGGACGGCCGGAGAGCCCAGACAAGTACGAGCTCCCTGTGCCGGAAGGGGACGACGGATCGTTCGCCCAGTCGGTCGCTCCGGTGCTCCATGAACTCGGGTTGACCGCCAAGCAAGCTCGAGGGCTTGCCGAGTGGTGGAACGAGACGTCGAGCAAGCGGATTGAGATGGAAGGCGATAACTTCGCCAGTCAATCTGAGGCTGAATACAAGTCGCTTCAGCAGGAGTGGGGCGCAGCTGCCACGCAGAATGAGGAGCTCGCCAAGCGGGCGGTGCTCAAGTTCAGCAAGGAGGCTGGGATTGACGAGGCATCTTTCGATGCGATGGAGCGTGCGATCGGCACGGCCAAGCTGATGAAGCTGTTTCACTCAATCGGCTCATCCTTCGCGGAGGGCGACTTTGTGTCGAGCGAGATGCCGGCGGCTGGGGCGATGAGCCCGCAGCAGGCCAAGAACAAGATCGCCGGGATGTTTGCCGACGATGAGTTCATGGGCCGTTACATGAACCAAGACCAGCGTGTTCGCCAGGGCGCGATTGAGGAGATGATGCGTCTCCAGCGCATGGCTAATCCAGAGTTGTTGACGGAAGAGTAACGGGTGGTTACCATCCAAGGTGAGTTCTCCTAGAGATCGATTGCCCGGTCGGGGAATACCTGCCGGGCTTTTTTCTAGGACAGGGCAAGTCGCAAGACCCCGCTGACAGCCGGAAAGACGGTCGCTTGGTGAGAGCGTATCTCGCAAGGATTTTGGCCCCGGCAACGGACAAGCCATCCGAGAACAGTATTTAACTTTGTTTTTGGAGGGCTATCATGGCCGATAATATTGCAAGCGTTTATGCCGTCCAATACGGCACTAACATCTCGCTGCTTTTGCAGCAAAAGGGCTCCAAGCTGCGCTCCGCGGTGCAGGTTGGTTCGTACAAGGGCAAGCAGTCGGAAGTCGTCACGCAGTACGGTGCCACCTCGGCCCGTGCGGTTTCGACCCGCTACACCCCAATCGTCCCGGTTAACACGCCGAACGATCGTCGCTGGGTGTTCCCGGAAGATTACGACTGGGCCGATCTGATCGACAACTTCGACAAGCTCCGTCTCCTCGCTGACCCGCAGTCTGCCTATTCGCAGAACGGGCTCTACGCGATGGGCCGCGCGATCGATGATGTCGTGATCTCGGCGATCTTCGGCACCGCCAAGACTGGCGAGGCCGGTGGCACCAGCACGACCTTCCCGACCTCGACCCAGCAGATCGCTGTGAACTACGCTGCCTCTGGCAACGTGGGCCTCACGGTGGACAAGCTCCGCGAAGCTCGCCGCATTCTCATGGAGAATGAGGTGGATCTTGATGCAGAGCCGGTCTACTGCGCGATCTCTGCCGAGCAGCACGATGATCTCCTTGGGCAGCTCCAGGTGACCTCTGACGACTTCAATACCGGAATGCCGGTGCTGCAGGATGGCAAGGTGACCCGCTTCCTCGGGATTAACTTCATCCACACCGAGCGTCTCCCGACCTCCTCGAGCCACCGCCGCTGCCCCGTGTGGGTGCCGTCGGGTATGCACTTGGGCGTCTGGAACGACATCATGTCCAACGTCACGCAGCGTCGTGATCTCTCTTCGCACCCGTATCAGATTTATCTGATGGGTACCTTTGGTGCTACCCGCACCGAAGAGAAGAAGGTCGTCGACATCCTCTGCGCGGAATAAGGGAGTAAACGAAAATGGCAGTTGTAGCAGTTAAGTCAACCCTTATCAGTAACGCAGATGCGACCCCGGCAATCCTCAATAGCCCCCGTGTTGACGGCGCTTTTGAGCACGTTGAGATTGCCACGGCGGCGATTACGGATACCGATAGCATTGCTTCGACGTACCGGATGTTCCGCGTACCGTCGAATGCGGTGATGTCTGATCTCCGTATCTACTCGCCGGACATTGGTACGACCACGATCACCGACATTGGCCTGTATCGCACGGCCAAGGACGGTGGCGCTGTGGTCGATGCGGACTTCTTTGCCTCGGCGGTGTCCCTCAAGGACGGCGCGCTGAACGGCGTAGATGTGCTGCATGAGGCTGCGGTGTTCACGATCGCGAACAGCGGCAAGGAGCTGTGGGACGCGCTCGCGCTCACCAGCGATCCTGGCGTGTTCTACGATGTGGCCTTTACCCTTACCGCGGCAGCTGATGCCACGGGAACGGTCAAGCTCATCGGTCGTTACACGGCGTAAGAAACAGGGGCGGGCTGGGCAACCGGCTCGCCCCTCTCTGACGGAGAGTTAACATGGCAGAGCGTTTTTACGGAATCGACCGCGGCGAGCAGGGCGTGCGCAACGTGACGGAAGGTTCGGGCTCCACAGCCACAACCGACGTCGAAGTGCGCGTCGATCTTGCGGCAGACATGAGCAAGCTCGAGGTTTTGCTGGCCCTTGACACGATCAAGGAAGCCATCACCCAGGATACTTGGCCGCCGGCTTAATAGCTGCGGGAGACGCCCGTGGCTGCAAGTGACGTCGCTATCGCCAACCTCGCGCTCACCAAGCTCGGTGACTTGAGGATTACTAGCCTCTCGGAAAACACCAAGCCGGCCCGAGAGGTTTCTGCCGTTTTTACGATGCTGCGCGACAAGCTGCAGCGAACCTATAACTGGCGCTTTTGTGTAAGAAGGGCGGTTCTGGCAGCTGAGACTGATACACCCGTATTCGACTACAGCTTCCAATATCCCGTACCGTCCGACTGTCTGCGTATCTTGCAGATCAATGCGTACTACCCCGCGCCAGACCTGTCCGATCTCATCAGCAGCGGCGGGCAGGAGTATGTGCTCGAGGGCGGCAAGATTCTGACCCGCAGCTCGGGCTCGCTGAATCTACGCTATCTTGCCCGCATTGCAGACCCAACCAAGTTCGACACGGCGTTTGATGAGGCATTCGCGGCCTCCATTGCGTACAACACCGCCGAGGCGCTGACGCAATCAGACGGCAAGAAGAATGCTGCGCTGCGTGATTACCGGATGGCGCTGATGGATGCGATCCGCGCCAATGCTATTGAAAACCCACCGGAGTCGATCGCCGACACCACCTGGCTCACCGTGAGGCTCTAATGCCTAACGCGAACCCAGCTGTCGTCAATTTTAACGGTGGTGAAGTCGGGCCGATGATGAGCGGCCGTACCGACTTTGATAAGTACCCATCGAGTATGCACCGGATGCGGCGGTTCATCCCGACCGCGCAGGGGCCGGCCAAGCGTTGCCCAGGCACCAAGTATGTGTTGCAGGCCCGCTATCCCGACAAGAAGGTTTGGCTGCAAAGGTTTGAGTTTGCCTTCGACCAGGCCTATGTCATCGAGTTCGGCGACCAGTATTGCCGCTTCTACACCGATCGCGGCGTGGTGCTCGAGGATGCGCTGGATGTTTCCGGCGTTACAAATGCCAACCCCGGCGTACTGACGTATATCGGCGCAGACCCTGCCAATGGCGATTGGTTTTATGTGACCGGCGTTATTGGCATGACAGGCGTAAACAATCGCTACGTCAAGGTCACCAATCTCAATACGGTCGCCAAGACGTTTGAGCTCTACGATATTGACGATTCAGCCATTGATACGACGTCGGCCGGCACCTACGACGGCAACGGCGACATCCAGCGCGTCTACACGATTGCTTCTCCGTATGAGGTCGACGATCTCTTCACACCGGAAGGCACCTCGGCACTTTCGATCACGCAGTCTGGCGATGTGCTTTATGTCGGCTGCGAGGGCTACCAGCCTCGCACCTTAACGCGAGGCGGTAATACCAGCTGGGCGTTTGCGGCCTACGCGCCGACCGATGGCCCGTTCCAGGTTGAGCCAGATACCAAGGTCAACTTCACGCTTACCGCCACAACGGGCTCGGTCACGGTAACCTCTGGCGCAGCGATCTTCGATAACGATTCTGTTGGAATGCTGCTGCGATTGCAGCCGATCAACATCACAACGACGCAATGGGAAACCGGCAAGACAATTACCGCAGGCGACATTCGCAAGAGTGCCGGCAAGTTTTACGAAGCCGTCAATTCATCGACAACCGGCGCGGTGCGCCCGATCCACGAAGAGGGGCAGGACTACGACGGCAACACGGGCGTGCTCTGGAAGTTCCTGCACCCAGGCTACGTCATCCTCAAGATCACGGCGGTTACCAGTTCAACGGTGGTCACGGCAGACGTCATTGGCCCCGGCGTTGCGCCGAGTGAGCTGTTAAGTGCTGCCTCCTGCGCTTACCGTATTGGCGCGTGGGGCGAAGGGATGGGCGGATCGTTCCCGTACAAGGTTACTTTCTGGCGAGACCGCCTCTGGTGGGGCGGTGGGCAGAATCTTTATGCGTCGGTCGCTGGCGATTATGCAAGCCATGCGGTTGATACGATGGGCGAGATTCTGGCGGACAACGCGATCAACCTTACGATCGCGGTCGGCAACGTCGACAAGATTCGCTGGATACGTCCAGGCAATGCGCTGATTGTCGGCACGGCAGGCGCTGAGATTGCGGTGCGCGAAAACATTACGACCGCGGCGCTCGGGCCAGAAAACGTGCGCTTTGACTTGCAGTCGGCCGAGGGCTCGATTGAGCTTGAGCCGGTGCTAGTTGAGGATGCGGTGCTCTTTGCCCGTGTCGGTGGCCGTCGCATTCTGGAGCTGCGGTTCGACATCCAAGCCGAGGCGTGGGTGCCGCGAGACATGAGCGTGCTCTATCCCGAGATCACCAAGTCGGGGATTGTGGATATCGAATATCAGAAGGAGCCCGACGACATTCTCTGGTGCGTGCTCAAGGACGGTCGCCTGCTTGGGCTAACCTATGACCGCGAGCAGAATATCTATGGCTGGCACCAACACCCGATCGGCGGCGTCGATGCCAAGGTCGAAGCGGTGCAGGCCATCCCCGGCCCCAACGGTGATGTGGATGATGTGTGGCTGGTGGTGTCGCGACGCATTGAGGGCGATGTGGCCTATGAGCTCGCGACCGAGGCGGGCGATGAGCTCATCACCGAGGGCGACGATCAGCTGGTGACCGAGGCCGATGTCGAGTTTACCCGTCGAAACATTGAGTATTTTGCGCAGTCGCTCGAGGACGGCGACGATATTCAAGGTTCGGTGTACCTCGACTCCTCGCTGGAATACAACCCGGTGGAATCGGTCGAACTCTTTGTCGGCACCGGCTATGACACGGTGGGATCGACAAACGTACCGTTTTCGACAACCTCGTTGGTAGAGATTGAAACCCAAGCCGGCGAGTTCTTGCTGACCGAGGCAGGCGAGTTCATTGTTGTGAATGATCCTGTTTTTGTGGCGACTGATGTTGGTCGCGAGATTGTGTATCGCTACTATGACGAGGACGCCGGCCTCTGGCGCAGCGCGCGCGGGCTGATTACATCTTACGTCGATTCGGAGATTGTGCTTTGCACCATCATCTCTGAGTTCCCCGACAATGACATTCCGGCCGAGTCGTGGCGAATGACGGCGACCGTGCTGCGCGGCCTCTATCACCTTGAGGGCGAGACTGTCTCGGCGCTCGCGGACGGTGCAGAGGTGACGGGGTTGCTGGTCACGGACGGCACGGTGACGTTAACGACCCCGGCCTCGCGGGTGGTGGTGGGCCTACCCTATACCTCCACGCTGGCGACGCAGAGGATCGATTCTGGGGCCGCTATCGGTACGGCACAGGCCAAGACTAAGCGCATCCACAAGCTCGCCCTGCGGCTCTATAACTCGCTCGGCGGCAAGTTCGGATCAAGCGCAAATAGGGTAGATTTGATCCCGTACCGGATCGGCTCCGACTTTATGGACGAGGTGCCGCCGACGCTGACGGGCGACACCGATGTGCTGGCGTTCCCTGGCGGCTACGAGACTGACGGGCGCATCTGGGTGGTCGCTGACCAGCCATTGCCGCTCACGGTGGTGGCGCTCTATCCAGAACTTGAGACGGCGGGGTGACGCATGGATGTGCAGCCGTTCAAGCCGGCAGACCTCGAGGAGCTAAGTTTGCAGCCGTCGCAGGAATTCCTTGCGAACTTTCTGGTGCGGCCGGGTTACGGGCAGGAGTTGGTCGATGCCGGCCCCTGCTACACGGGAAGGCACAACGGCAAAATCGTCTGCTGCGCCGGGGTGGTGAACTTATGGGAGGGCCGAGCGTCAGCGTGGGCGCTGCTCTCTGCGGATGCCGGCAAGTGTATGCGGGCGCTGCATCGCGAGGTCGGGCGGTTTCTGGACGGCTGCGACGTCAAGCGGGTAGAGGCCTATGTATATCCCGATTTTGCGGCCGGCCACCGATGGGCGAGAATGTTAGGGTTTAAGTACGAAGGCTTGATGCGGGCATTCCAGCACGGCGTCGACATGGATATGTACGCGAGGATTAAGTAATGGCAGACCCAATAACTATTGCGATCGCGGCAGCAGCAGCGGCGGCAGGATCGTCGCTCATGG